GTTGGAGTGGTGACCTGATCGGTCGACGATGTCAGATCCAGCTTGCCTAGTAGCCAGCGGCCCACCGCGGCGGTGAGCGCCTGCTCGAGGTCGATCTTGGTGGTGCCCGTGCCGGCGACCGATACTGCTGCAGTCCACGACGCGTGATTGTTGTCGAGGAGCGCGGCCGGGTCGTTGGAGTACGACAGAGTGATCGCCTCTTGAGTGATGACCGTGTCGGCGTCGAGCCGGGCCCCGATCCAATTCTTGAGCTGGCTCGAAAAGAAGTCGGCCATCGGTGAGATCAGATACCCGGTGGCCTCGTAGGTGAGCTCCTCACGCTTGAGCCCGTCGGCGTCAACCGAAGCGAACAGCCGGCGGTCGATGTCGGTGATGCCTTGGACGATCCCCGACCCGCCCATGATGAGGTCGCGCACCATTGCATCGGTCTCAGCCAGGTACTTCCACAGGTGAGTTTCGGTGCCGTCCTCGATGACCCCGACGAACCCCTCGTCGCGGGTTGTATGTATCCAGCGCGGTGCCTTGTCGCGGGTTTCTGTCCCGTCGCCCCAAGTGCGCAAGACCTGACCGGACTGGAGACGCACTCCAACCAGTTGCGTCCGCCAGAGCCGGCCGATCTTGCCTCCTACAGAGGTGGCTTGCCCGGTTCCAATGAGCACGATCCCCTGCAGGTATCCGAGCGCGTATGGGATCTCTTTGACGATGTCGGTTTCGCCCTTGAGGACAAGGTTGCCCTCCTCCTCGACGAAGGAGTAGACGGTGCCGGTGGTGGCCGCCGCGAGGATGGCTCCGCCGGCGTCGACCACTGAGGTCCACGTCGCCCCGGTGGGCAGCGTGTGGATCAGCACCGAGCCAGCGCCGGCGGCCGCCTCGAACAGCAGGGTGTCATCGGCGGCGAGGATGCGATCTTTGGCAGCCCAGATCCTGGTGTTGTTGACCGTCGAGAATGTCGTCCACGAACCGCCGGAGTCTCGTACCTCGATGTCGGTGCCGATCCCGGCGTATAGCTCGTCACCGAGCACGGCGAGCCCGGTGATTACCCCGCCCCTGGTGCTCGACGTGAACGTGCCACCCACGTTGGCGGTACGTCGAACAACAGAGCCCTCGCTCATGTAGAGGACGGTGCCGATCTTGGCGACGAACAGGTTGGTGTCGGTGGAGGCTTCGACCTCGGTGGTCTCATGCCGGAGCTCGAGCACCTCTGGCACCCCCGGGCGAGCCGGGATGATGTGCATACCCCGGCTGTCCCAGTAGCGGGAGAAATCGCTCTCGATCCCGTCGCGTCGGTGGGCTACGTCGAGACCCTCACCGCCGGCAAAGCGGTTGCGAGAGAACACGCGCCCTATGTCGCCGGCGAAATCCTCCGGGTTGTCGCGACCCACGCCTGGCAGCTCCACCGTCGCCTGAGTCTGGACCTGCATCTCTCGACCGGGCCCGATGGCGAGGCGCAGGTACAGCTTGTCGGCGTCGTTGGGCCCAGACTCGATAAGGGCCCCATAGCCGAGAGCTTCCGGGTTGGTGACTTGGTCGATGGTGGGGAGCGTCATGGTCCATCCTCCACATCCTCGTGGGTAATCATCCCGCCGACCATCAGCCCATTGAGTTGCCACCAAGGCATATCGGTCGCTTTTGTTCGCAGCCCACGCGTCCCGTCCTCGTGCATAACCTCGATGACAACGACGGCCTGCATGATGAGCTCACCCTCGCCGGCGAGCGGAGCGACCGCCTCTCGAACACGAGCGTCGAGGCTCGTTATCTCCTCCATCAGGCATCCCCGTAAGCGAATCCGTCCCGTCTCATCCGAACCGGGTAGGAGCGCAACAGCACCTTGATCTGCTGGTTGCGCTTGAAGCTGGCGAACCGCAGTAGAGCATCGCGCACCGACTCACCCTCGCCGGGCCCGAACCCCTGAGCGGCGAGCGTGTCGGTGACGAACTCCTGGGTCGCCGCGTCTACGTCGACGGTGGACATGACGGAGGCCACCGCGTCGAGTATGGCAATCACCCCCCACTGGGTTTCGATGGCGTAGTCCTGAAACTCGTCGGTGAGATCATCGGCCTCGTCGGTGACTCGAGCCGGCTTCACTTTGTACCGCACATAGGCTCGAGACCCGTTCACTCCGCCGGCGAACTGGAACCCGACCTCGGTGCCGGAGTCGGGGAAGCCTTGGAGATCCTTCACCCCGCAGGACCGCCACTGGCCGTGGTAGTTGTAGTTACACCCGATCACCGCGCCGACATTCGACGGCGCTACCGCGGTGTCGGTGGTGATGACGGTCTCGGTGCTGACGACCCGGAACAGGTCGGGGTACAGACTCACGAGTGAGTCGGCGATCGCATCGAAAACCTGCCCCCGGGGGTAGTCGGGAGCGAGCCTGAGCTCGTCACCGTCGGTGTGCGCCGCGGGGGTGGTGCCCATCCAGCCACGCCCGTCGAGAGTGGTGGTGATGGTCTGGGTGCCGGTGTCGACGGAGACGACCAGGATCAGCTCGGTGCCGAGCTCGATCAGGACGCCCTCGCCGAGGCTGTTCTCCTCCTCCACCGACAAGATCCCGTCGGTGTAGACGATTGAGACATCGGTGGCGTTGATCGTGGTGGCAAGAGTGGTGCGGGCAGGCTGCTCGCGGGGTGGATAGAGGTACTCGCGATAGGTGCGGTCTATGAGCTCGCCGACTGTCGACATGAGAGCCTTTCGGGGGCTGGGCGAGGAGGGTAGCCGGAGCCACCCTCCTCCCCAGTATGTCGTTTATGGGTTCTGGTCTGGGTACGACCGAATGCCCGTCAGCTTGCCGTGCTTCACGGCCGGCCCATGCTGCAGGCCGATCTCACCGTAAAGCTGCAAGGCGTCGTACGCACCCGTCCGGGCGACCGGCTCCAAAAAGAAGTGGCCGCGATCGGGGATACGCAGATACGCAGGACTGACGAACGACATATCGAGAATCCACAGGGTGTTTTTCGGCGCGTGCCGAGCAATCACCACCGGGAGCTTTCCGTGGTCGGTTTCGATCACCTCGATGTCAAGACCACCGATGTTCCGATCTCGCGGCGCGACGCCGTAGATGTCGGAGATCTGGGTCTTGTTGTACGAGGAACAGAACACGACCGGCTCGATCATGTCGGCTTCGGACTCCTCAAACATCCGCTGCAGAAGCAGGTCAAGGTCGGCCTTGACCCAATCGCCCACCGCGTTGACGGTCCAGCCCGTGCCGGCACCGTCAGCCGTGATGGCGATTTCCCCACCCGCGAGGGTGGATTTCAGCGAGACGTTGTTTGCGTCCGTCACCGTGTGGACGAAGTAGCGCAGGTGAGCATCGAGCTCGGGTGCGCCGGTGCTCTTTGTTGAGAAGAACAACTCATCGTCCACCGACAGGCCGTGACCCGTGAAGGTCACATCGTTGGTGGCTGCCGTGATCGCCACGTCAGCCAACTCGAGGCCCGTCTTATCTTCGATCGTCATGCCCGAAAGGTTTGCGAAACCTCTCGTCTGTCTTGCCACTGCGCTCGAGGTGGAACGCACATAGGCGCCCCGCCAGAACGTGTGCTCGACATCACGCGACGCCCGGGCCAACTTGAGCATGATCTGGAATGCCAGCTCGTCGTCGACCTGAACATCTCCCAACACCGGGAAGCCAGGCGGCGTGCCCGGTACTCCCAAGTTCCGGCGCGAAGCCAGGTTGGTGTAGGAGTGCTTGATGCCGTAATGGAAGATCTGCACGACATTGCCATCCTCGACACGGGTGCGTTCCTCGAATATCGGGTCCGCACCTTCCAAGATCGACGGCTGCGATGTCGCAGTGTTGTCGACCGTGGAGAACGGAACATCCGTAGCGAACACCTCGTCGCCGCCCGACAGCCCACCAGCCATCGAGAGCAACACGGTGTCCTCAGAGGTCACCTTGTGTAGAGGACCAACAAAGTTCGGCAGATCAAATGTCTGTGCCATACCGGCTACAGCAGCCATTTGACTTGGTCCTTTCCGTGGTCAGTTTTGCTTACTGAGCGCGGGAGACCTTGAGGTTGAGCTCGTCGAGAACGGCGCCTTGTACGTCGCCCTCATCGAGTTTCTTATCCGCGGAAGCCTGTAGGGCCGCCTCGTCATCCTCGCCGTCGCCTCGCGCATGGGAGGCAGCATCGAGATCATCACGGGTCTTTTGACCGTCCATCCGTTTCTGGGTGGCGTCATCAACCTTCGGCGGGTCGTCGTCCTTGGGCTTGCCATCGTCGCTCGGCGGCTTCCAGTCGTACTCCTCCTCGGCGTACTTCCGAAGCCCCTCGGCGGTGACTTCACCCTCGAAATCGCCCCGTTTGAGATCTTTCTCTACGGCCTTGAGAGCTGGCCCATCCAGTCCTGAATCCTTGAGCTCACGCACGCGTCTGTACGCGGCGTTTTCGGCGTTCTCCGCCCGTTCCGTCTCCAGGTTCTCGTTGATCCTTTTGATGGTGGCTCGGAGTCCGTCGGGAGTACCGTCATCCTCCTCGAGGATCGTGGGGTCTCTGTCGGTCATGCTGTCTCCTCTCCCCTGGTGGCGGCATTCGGAACTCAGTCAGGGGGAAGCTGAGAACGCGGCCGGCGACTGGGTGCTGGACACACGGAAAGAGACCTGGGTGCAGCCGTCTGCTCGCTACATCACGGTCCTGAGACCTGCAAACCACCCGGATCGGTCCCGAGGTTTCCGGGCTGTGCTGGAGCCACTAACGCGAAGGCTCCTCTACGGAGGGGGCCCCTGTGGAGCTCGCCCCTCGGCGGCGACTTTAGCACGGTGGAGAGCTACGCGGCAACGACTCGAACACGTCTGGACGTGCTTGCCGTACTGCTTGCGGTGCATATGGATCTCGGCTTGGCACCAGACGCACTCCGTCTTGTACCAGGCTCCACACTTGGGGCTGCCGCGCCGGCCGAGTATCTCGCCGTCGTCGATCTCACAATCGCTGGCGAGGTGGCGCTGATCGAGGTTGACGCTCATGGTGTAACAATAACGCTCGAGCGCAGTTGTTACAGCGTTACCCCGTCCAACAGCGCCTCGGCTTCGGCCACAACAACGAAATCATCGAGACACTGAGCGGAGCACAGATACCCGTCCGGCCAATCGTCATCCTCGTACCTGATCGTGAACGGGGGGCTTTCGATCGCCAGCCCGCATTCGTAGCACGTCATCTCTTGCGACGGCGGCGGTTGGTGGTCTTGCGCCGCTTGCGGGTCGCTCGCTTCTTGACCCTGCGGCCGTAGCCGATTCCTGTGGGCATGGTGTCCTATCTGGCGGTCAGGCCCTCGATGGCGCCCGACTCATCGAACCGGGCGAACTCCTGATTGGTGAACGATGACGATTCAGCGGCGAATAGGCGGCGGAACCGGGCGACCTGTGCCGGGTCTTGGAAGATCCCGGCCTCGGCAAACTCGGTGATGTCGACCGACGAATCCGGGTCGTTGAATCGGGTGGCGAGCCGGCTCAGGGTGGGGATCTGGTTGGCGGCCCCACCAAAGAACTGCAGCGCGCTCTGCTGGGAGAGCCCGGAATTGACCAGGCGCTCGGCGTAGTTGGCGGTGAGCCCGAACCCTTGGAGCGCCGCAGCTCCCCCGACCTGGGACACCGCGATGCGGCGGTTGAGGATGGCGTCAGCGATCCCCTCATCGAGGAAGGAGGCGAAGATCGCCTCGTCGCTCATCTCGATCCCGTAGAACCGGGAGTACACCTCGCGCACCTCATCGAAGTTGGAGACGATCTGGGTGAACGCCGACTCGAGCCGGGTGGCGAACTCCCCAGCCGACACGTCGCCGGCGATCAGGTCGGTGAAGTTGCCCGAGAAAATGCCCGGGTTGAGCCCGTACTCGAGGAGGAGAATCTGGTAGGCGTCAAGCTGTGCGAAATACTCCTGCTCGGTCATCCTCAGCGAGCCGTCCTCCCGTTTGATCCCGGGGAAGAACTGGTCGTAGGTCGGGTCTTGGCGCACCGCAGCGAGAGCGATAGCGGGGTCGTCGAACTTGGCCCAGGCATCGGCGAACACCTGGATGAGCGCCTCGGGGAGCCACGGGGCGATGAGGCGGGCAGCGCCCTGGTAGTCGAAGGACGGAACGTCGGGGATGTCACCGCCGGCGGGCTCCTCACCCACGTCGGGGATGTCGGGCACGGACGGATCTTCGGGTGGCGGCGGGACCGTCCCTGGCTCGACGCCGGCCACGTCGAGGTCGGCGAAGTTGAGACCGCCCTCGTTGCCGCCGAGGATCAGCAGCTCGGCGTCGGCGCTACTGACCCCGTAGACCAGCATGATCCGCTCGACGGTGAAGATCACCCGGGCGATGTCATCTCGGATCTGGTCGTGGTCGCGGCCGGTGCCGGAGTCGATCTCGTCGATCCACCCCTGCACGCGTGCCACGCTGAACTGGTCGAGCGTGTCAGCGAAGTTACGTTGCGCCTCGAGGATGATCCCGCGCAGGTTGGCGTACTGCGGGCCGGCGGGGATCATATTCAGGAACAGGGTGAACCCGGTCCCAGAGTCCACGGTGGGAACGGGAGTGATCTCGAGTGTCATCAGCGCACCGCCGGATCAGACCGGATAACCGGCCCGCCCAGTCCCTGGGAGAAGGCTTTGATCGCGTTGAGCGTAACCGTCGCGTTGCCCTGGGCGAGGCCCTCGGTGCGGAGCAACTGGCCCGCAGCGCCGGCGTCGTTGAGATTGACGATCTGAGAGAACAGGTCGTCGCCCACCTCGTCGGGTGCCTCGCCCCACTGGTTGAAGTAGAAAGCGCGCCACGGAGCGGCGATGTCCTCGTAGGTGAGGTTCTCGTTCGTGTACCCCGGGAACAGCGCCATGCGCTGGGCTGAAAGCATTATGCGCAGCTCGTCCTGGGCGTCAGGGTTGTTGCGGAACTCGCCGGCCCATGCGGCTATGTTCTCGTCGCTCCACCCTGCGGCGAAGCTGGGGCCGAGCCATCGGCTCACCATGTCGCGCACGTCCTGCTCGAACTGGGCAGTCGTGTCGGGGGTGAAGTCGAACTCGTTGATCCATGCGGTGATCGCATCGTCGAGCTCGCCCGGGGCGAACGGGTCGGCGAGCCTCGCGATCTGGTCGTTGGTGTAGTCGACGCTCCAGGTGCCCATCAGCAGGTTGGCAGCGATGATCTCGATGAGACCCTCCGGGGGCTCGTCAATGCCGGCGGCGATCAGGGCGTTGCGGGTCAGGATGTTCTGATCGGCCATCATCTGGTTGGCCGTAGCCGGGTCGGTGTTGACGATCACCAACCACTGGCGCTCCTGGGTGTTGTGAGTCCTGAACCACTCGGTGTCCTGCAGCTCAGCCGCGGTGAGAGCCCGGCCTTCGAGGAAGGCACCGAACAACTTGGAGAGGATCTCAGGATCGGACAGCCAGGGTCGGGTGTTGAGCTGCGCCTCGAAGGTGTCGAGGAAGTTCTCGATCGGGTGCTCGTCCGCACGGTCGAGCACGCGAGCTGATCCCATGATGAGTGCGCCGGCGGAGTCGGCTTCGGCCCCGCTCATCGTCTTGTCGACGGTGACAGATCCGATCTCAACGTCGGAGGTGACCTCGTACATGATCGGGAACGGTGGCTCGATGCCAGGGACGAACCAGACGAGGTAGAGCACCCCATCGACTTTCCATACCTCGTGACCGCCTGGCATGTCGGCGAGGGTGTCGGCGCTGGAGGCACCCGGGGCCCCCGAGGTGGCTTCCCCGCCGTGAACATGGTCGTCGCTCACCGGCTCCGGCTCAGGGAAACTACCCTCTCGCTCGGCATCCCTGAAAGCCTCAGCAGCAGTGTCGATCGGCTCGCGCCGCGGTCCGGTTGAACCGCTCGTAGAGTCCGCCCCGGCCTGGTGTGTAGGGTTATGTGGCATCAGACTCCTCGATACTCCCAATGCCAGGCTTCTGAGCTGATCCCGAACCATCCGAAGCTAGCGCCATGCTGGTTAAGCCACTGCCACTGCGCGGTGCCCTTAGACAGAATGCCCTTGCCGTCGGTCATGTCGATCGCCAGGCCCGCCCCGTGCTTGGAGGTGCCGGGTGGCGCAACGATGATCCCCGGGCCCCGCTCACCACGCAGGAACGCCTGGTAGGCGGCGTTCTGTGAGTCCCACGATCGGTAAGTGTCTGAGGCGTACAGGGTCACCCCGTCGGCGGCGGCGGCACGCACCATGATCTCCCACGACGTGGCGGCCGGTGCCAGCAGGATGCCGGCACGGTTCCCCGGGTGGTTTGAGCCGATAGTCACGAGCTTGTCGGCTGGGATGCGTCCGTTGACCAGCCCTCGGGAAGCATCGACGACATCGCCGTGGGTGGGTACGCCCTCGGTACTGCGCAGGTCGGACCCCGACGGGATCTCGAGCCCCTGCTCCTCGAGCTGTTGAGCCAGCGTGAGCTCAGTGGGCGTAACCTCGCCACCAGTGGTGGGCTGGTCGCCGATTAGCCCACTGAGCTCGCCGCTGGACTGCCCGATATCAGCGGGGGCCCCCCCGCCGAGAGCCGGGTCGGTCGCCGGCAGTAGCGAGTCGATCGGGGTTCGCTCGCCGCCGGCAAGCTGGTTGGACAGGGCGTTGAGCGCGGCCAGCATGTCGTCACGCCGCTGCTTCGACTGGAGGGAACGGCGCGGGTCTTGAGGCTTTGGGGTGAACGTACGGCTTCCGGGGAGTGTCATCGGCCACCTCCTACAGCGGCATCTATGGCGAATATGGAGCCCATGACGTCCCTGCGGGCGTCCCGGGAAGCTATCCGGCCACGGCCTCGGGACAGCTCCTCCTTGAAGCGGGCCTCGAATGTTTCTAGGAACGATGCGGTCGCGTCGACGCCGGTGAGAGACTCGATCGGCCCGGTGGTCTTGAAGGTCTCGCCCTCCTCGAGCTTGCCCGGGCCCGTCCGCTTCCCGGTTTCAGGGTCGATCGGGCCGAACGTCAGATCGGAGGCGGCGATCCCCTGCTCAAACTCGGCAAAGGCTTGCGCCTCCTCGGCGTCGAACACACCCTTGAACTCCCCCCCAAGCGACGAGGCGAGGGCCCTAACCTCCGATGCGGACGGTTCCCTACCCAGGAGGCTGCGGAAGGTCGTCTTGACCACCTGGCTCAAGAAATCGGGGTCGGGGGCCAGGTAGACACCCGGGGTCCATACCGGGATCGGGTCGCGGTCGACGGCGTCGGCATCGTTTTTCTCCCGGGTGAACGCGGCACGCTGCGCCGCCTCGATCCACGTCACTGCGTCGGTGCGGTTGGAGGCTTCCATCGCCTGAGCCATCGCGGTCCAAGTAGCGGACCCTCCACCGATCCGCCCCCTCTCCTCCTTGAAATCATCCGGGTCGAGCCAGCCGGCGTCGACCAGCATCGTCTGATACAGCATGATGGCCTCGAAAGTCAGCCCGACGAAAATGTTGGAGTTGTCGTTCTCCCAATACTCGATCCCCTGTGTGGTCCCTTCCAGCACGGCCTCACCGACGAGATCCCGACCACGCGCGCTCCCAGACTCGAGGAGGGCGTCCCTGTCGCCAGGCAGGAAACCGGGCCGGTTCGGTGTCGCACGCTTCGAGCCGGATTCCCGGGGTGGGATACGGAGAACGAAGTCGGGGCTGAGTCCCGCCCCGATCGGACGGCGATCGTCCTCGTCGCCCGCGCCGAGGTCAAGCTCAGGCGGTCGTCCAAGGGCAGCACTTTGAGCGTTGGTGGATGCCGATTCGGGATCTTCCCCGAGTCCGAACTCGTTGACCAGCACTTCCTCGAAGTTGTCGAAGGTTTCGAGGCTGCCCTCGTAGCCGGTGTCCTCGAGGAGCTGGAGCCCCGCCTCCACGGAGCCCATAACGATGATGTCCTCTGGCAGGATCTCCCCGGTGTACTCCCCGTTGGCTCGCATGATGGCAAGAGCGCCGGCGAAGTTCTCGAGGTCGGCGTCCTGGTCGGCGCCGGGGAGGTACGGGTTGAGGAATCCCCATTCCTTGAGGAGACGGTGCGCTTGGAACGGGGTCAGACCTTCCTCGTTGACAAGGCGGTTCCGTTCATCGGCGTACCGTCGAGCGTCATCATCGCCCGTCTCGGGGAGCGGCTGGACATCTCCGCCGGGGATCAGCGGCTTGCGATTGGGGTCGCGGCGGGGATCGCCGGCAGGGATGAACTCGTTTTGGAAGCTCAGCCGGCCCGAGTCGAGCATGAATCCGACTCGCCATTCCTCATCGTGGAGCGCGGTCACCGTTTCCTTGACGAGCTCGAACTTCTCATCGTCTTGGATGAACTGACTGAGCACCACCCACGGCAAGTCGGCCGAAGCGATCCGCTCCAACGCGGATACGGTGAGACTGACCTCGTTCTGTTGTAGCCACAAGCCGAGTCGGACCAGGATGGTTTCGATCCGGGCCCCGCTGGGCTCCGGGGCTTCCACACGGAAGGTGCCGGGCTCGTTCCGGCGAGTCGACAGCAGGTTGCGTTTCTCTTGGATGGTCAGCGGCCGGGTGCGCCGGGCCTCGTCGGCCTCCTCAGGATTGAGTCCGCCCGATGATCCGTGGCCTGCCATCAGACCCCCTGGAGCTCGAGGTTGTCTACGTCTACGTCGTCCTTGAGCTCACGCGACAGCACCGAGAGCCACAGCGGCCCGAAGTCGCTGAACTCGGGTTGCGAAATGATCCAATCAGCGGTTGCTCGTAGGTAGCGGCGGGCGGCGAGGCCCTTCCCTTCGAGTTTGCCGCTCTGATAGGCCGTAGCTGAGAATCCCAATTCGACCACCTGTCTGATGACTTCCTGGCGGGCCTCAAGATAGACCGCGAGGCCCCTGCCGGCCGATGTTTGGCTCAGCACGCCGTCACCAACCCAGCCGATGAGCTCGGCGATCTGCTGTTCGATCGAGCCTTTGGTGGGCACCCCGACGTTTTGTCTGTTGTACCCGGGGTACTCGTTCATCAGCCAGAATCTCATCTCCCGCAGGTACACGGTCTCTCGCTTGTTGTAGTTCTCGATGTCCTCCTCGTTGCGGTTGGCTCGCTGGGCTTGGATTTTCCTTTTCGCTTCCTGGTAGGCGGCCGATCCCAGGGTGTGGTTACGCGCCGAGAGCCATTGCGCCTGTGTGAATGGCTCGCGTGTTCCCTCGTCGAGCTGGCGGGCCCACGCCTCGAGGCTGAACTCGTCATTGGGGTCGTCGGGATCGCCGTAGTACGCAGTAAGGGGGAACCGCTCAAAGACACCGAGGTTCTGGCGCTCGAAGGCGAACGCCTCCTTGGTGGCGCCACGCCGGAAAGCCGAGGTGGTCTTGGAGGTGATGAAGTCCACCGGGTTGAGCCCGAACACCTGAAAGAACTCGTCGGTAGCGCCGGCCTCGTCAAAGTTGTGCGCCTCGAGCATCATGCGGTACTCCGAAGCCAGGGTCTGGAACAGGTAGAACTTGCCGTTGGTCGCCGGGTCGTCGCTCTTGGCGGCGGCGTAATAGCGGACCTGGGGCCCGGTGGGGAGCCCGAACTGGAGGAACCCACGGATGATCGACAGGTTGGTGGCGATGTTCTTGGCGTCATTCTGGAGACGCAGCATTTGCCCTGGGGTTTCCTTGGAGTAGCCGGGGGTCTGGAGTAGGGCACGCATCACGTCGATCGTGGAGTGGGCATGGAGGCGAGCGAAGTCAGGATCACCAGAGGACAAGGGCTGGAGGATCTTCTTAGACCAGGCGGGCAGGCCGAGCTTCAACACGTCGTCGATCCCGTCGATGTCGGGGTCGCCGAACGGGAATATCTGGTCCTTCATCCAGTCCAGTTGGGGCTTGGACATGAACCAGTTGCTACCCATCAGCAGAGCGAGCGGGGCCTGGATCACCGGGCCCAGACCGGGCAGGTATGAAGCGGCGACAAGGTTGATCCCTGAGACCTGGCCTTGGATAGCGAGACTCGCCTCGCTCCCACCCTCGGGGGCCGTCACACCGCCGGCGAACGCCCCGGCTGCAGCTCCACCAAAGGCACCGACCACAGCACCGGCAGGGCCGGCACCAGCGAAGCCGGCCGCAGCTCCACCGGCGGCACCGAGGAGGGGGGCGATCGGTGAGGCGCCCTTGAGCATCCAATTCGCCAGCAACCCTCCACCGGGGTAGTTGAACACTTCCTTGCCGGTGATCGGGTCGGTGGTCACGAACCCGGAGCGGCGGCCGCCCTCGACAACCTGCTGGAACTTGCGCAGCACCTCTGGGTGGTCATAAGCCAGCTTGGACCAGCGGGTGAGGATCTCGACCCACGCCTCGCCGAACGGGAAAAAGTTGCGGCCAATGTCCATGAAGTTCGACCGTTTCTGGAGGTCGTAGAGCAGCTCGCGAGTGTTGTCGAGAGCGAATGACAGCGCGATGTTGTCCACGTCCTTGAAGTCGTCGATCCCCAGCCCGCGCCCGGCGAGCTGTTTCGCCTTGAACCGCTGCAGGGCGGCACGGTCCAGCTTGGCGAACCGGGCAGCTTTGAGAGTCCCTTCCCGGGTCGCGTCGTCCATGAACGGCATCAGCTCCTCGACACGCTGCCAGTAGAACTGGCGGAACGCCGGGGAGCGAGACAGGACGTTCTCTGGCTTCGACGCCAACGCCTCGAACATACTTTTGACGATCCGATCGGCGCTCGACGGGATACCCCGGGTGATTCGGGTCTCGTCGTGGACCTTGACCGAGGTGGGCCCGTAGTCGTCGTAGAAATCGTCAGTGAACCTCTTGGTGAGCTTCTGATAGCGTTTATTACCGACGGCGAGCAGGTCGATGATCTCGCCGTCGGCGTCGAGGGTTCCGTTGGCGATGGCACGGACCAGCTCGGTGTTGGGGTCGGATATTGGCTGGTAGGAGACCCGGCCGCTGGCGTGTCGTGTGCCTTTGACCTTGCCGCCGGCCTTCTCCACGATCCGAGCGTGGATACCCTCGATGTAGGTGTCCGAAGCGGCCTTGGCGTTGGCGTATCCCTCGGCTCGAGCCACCGTGTCGTTGACGAGCAGTTTCTTGGCGTCGGTGTCGGCCAGCGCCTCACGGGCTGCCTTCCCCTCCTTGCTTGACCAGAACCACACCTTGGCGTCCTCGACGTTGCGGGCCACTTTCGGAGCCACCTCGTCGCCGCTGAGCTGGAGGAACTCGGTCACCCACGCTGTCATGTACCCACCCGGAACGGCCTCTCCCCTCGCGCCCTTAGCGAGCAGGGTGTAAACCACCTCACCCGGATTCTCCAGAGTCTGGGAGTATCCGAGGAGGCTCGAGCCCCCATGCGTATTCGCCAGCTTGGCCTTCTGGGCCGCAGAGATCGAGTCGAAGCCTTCGATTACCTCGCCGAACTCGCCGCGAATGTCACGAGGCTTGACTCCGGTGCCGCCTCGGGCAGTCCGCCCGAAACCGATAGTGCCGCCGGGTTTGACTTCGGGTAGCACCTTGCTGGTGCCGACAAGGAGCTTCTGCACGGCGCCGTCCATCGTCGGGTCTGCGATCGACCATGAGATCCAGTCCATCGGGTGACGGAACATCGAATCGAGCCCGGCGACAGCCATACGAAGCTGATTGTCGGCCTGGACCCGGATCGGGAACGCGACTCGCAGCAGCACCATCGGTTTCCAAATCTTCTGCATATAGACATCGACCAAACCGGGTACGGCCCGCAGCTCGAGCGCGTCGTTCGAGACGAACTTGGAGATCTTCGAGACGGCACGACGGACCTGGCGGGCATCGGGGAGAGTGACACCCCGGTTGAGGTATTCGGCGAGGATCTGAGCGGTGGGCTGTTCGATGAACTCGCCCTTGCCGATCACCTTGAACCGCGACCCCGTGAACGGCACGTTTCCCATATCCGCGGTGAAGTAGCGACGCATCTCGTCGAGATCCTCGAACCAGTTGGTCAGGTTCTCCTCGATCAGCTTGAAAAACGCGGTGTCTTTGGTGCCCCGGGGCCCTTTCTCACCGCCGGCCCGCCAGATAGCGACGGCCTCCTTGCCTTTCGCCTGCACCGAGAGGGGAACGATGTCGCGCACGATTGAGCGAGAAAACTCCTCCGCCACGTCCTTGAACACCAGCTCGTAGAAATCGGCGTTGACGAACGTGGCGTCGTCCAGGGCGTAGAACTTTTTAAGGATCTCCGAACGCTTCTCGATGTCGAACTTGGCTTCGATCATCCAGTCGTCGAGGGTCGAGGCTGAGCTGTCGAGATTCTTAAAGTCGAGCTGGCGTCCCGGCATTTGTGCAAAGAGCCGGCCGAGCCTGGTGCCGTCGATGGAGTGGCCCACGGTGGCCTTGAGCCCAAGAACCTTGCCCAGCGAAGCGGTCGTCGGCGCTCCACCTAGCGGCTCGAGCACTCGGGAAAGCCCGGGGGCGATCCTTCCGGCGATCGCCCCACCGAGCGAAGGCGGTGCCCCGGGTGGCAGGAGACCCTGAGAGGCCAACCCTCGCCCTATCAGCCCTTGAGACACCGGATTCCGGGGGAGGGCTTGCTGCACGTCTGCGGGGCGAATCCCGAGTTTCAGCGTGCCCCGCGATCCTGGGCGGAAATCGTCTATCCCTGGGCCCCCGAGCTGGGAAACGCCTGGAATCCTCGAGGTCGCACGCCCGCCCTGGAGGGTCGTAAGCGTGTCGGCAGGCTTGGCGATTATGTCGAGTCCAGTTTCGCCGCGCATGATCGCAGACAGGTCGGTGCGGTTGAGGCCGTCGCGGCCGATCGCGTTGAGGAGTTTCGTCGGCGGGTCGGCGGCGCCGCCTCTCCTGAAAATGGCGGTCAACGCGAGCGGCTCTTTCCTGGCATCCCAGAGAGCATCGAAAAGGAGCTGGCCGGTGAAAGGATCGTCGATAAAAGCGTTGGTCCGAGGCGTGTAAACCGTGTTGCGCAGGCTGCCGTCTGGTGAGATGCCGGCGAGCTTTTTCATGTCGGCCCGGACCCTTGAGATCCCCTTGAGCTCTACGGAAAACCTGGACGCTTTGGGGCCGAGTCTGAGGAATTGCCCGCCGACCTTCGGGAGGAACCGGGGGATCTTGAACCCGACGAGCACCTTCGATGTCGGGTCGAGGACCACCTGAGATATGCCGTCGATGAGCCCGGAGAACACGTTGTACGGGAGCGTCCCTGGCTCAATACCGATTACGCCGGCGGCGAGACGGCCGGGGCTGACCGGCATTCCCCGAAACTTGATCCGCTCCGAGTCGGCGATGTACTGGTCCCATAGCGGTTTGCCGTAAATCTGCTGGACGTCCCTGATCGCCTCGTCCTCGGGCACACCTTCTGCGACTAGGGCCTTGACGTTGGGATCGTCGGGGTTAGCAACGTCGTTGCCGGGGAGGAACCCTGAGCCCAGGTTGACCGGGCGGCCACCGGCGAGCTCACCGAGGGCCCGCACCCCGACTGAGGCGCCGGCCTCTGAGTAGGCGTCACCGATTGTCCTTCCCTGCAGGGTGCCCACCACGGTACGGATCGGACGTGACACCAGCTCCTCGTAGAACGATTGCGCAATGGTCCCGGCGATACGGGTGGTGCCTTTGATCGCGGTGGTAGCGATGTCCCACAGGCTCTGGTCTTTCTCCCACGAGCGCAGGGCAACCTCCATGAGCATCGGGTGAGTCGCCGGCACCCCGGCGAGAGCGGCCGCAGCGATGACCTCGCGATCGACGGTCGGGTACAGCCCAGCCGTCGTAGCGGTGTTCTGAGCAACCCCGATGTCGACCTGAGAGGTCATGGCGCGCAGTCGCCGGTCGTGCGCTTCGGCTTCACGAATGAGCTGGCGTTCCCGATCGGGTGCGTTGAGAAAGGTGAGGTGACTGGCCACGCTATTCCTTCAACAGACGCAGGATCGCATCGTCGGGGAGGATCTGATAGAGGGCCCGCAGGAACGAGTCGACGGTGTCGGTGGGGATGATCTGGTTCTGCCCTGATGGCCCGGGCCCGAACGGGATGCCAGAGGTGATCGGCTCACCGGCACGCTCAGTGGGGCGGAATGCCGACTCACCGAATACCGGGGCGGGGCGCCCACCAGGACCACCTTGGGGCGGCGGCGGCGCTACGGCCTGCTGCGGGTCACCTTGGAGGGGGGCGGCCTGCTGGAGCTGTCGAATACCCTCGCCCTCACCGAAGGGCTGGCGGGGGATGTCACGGATCGGCTGAGCCTTAGTCCCTGACCTCGTTTTGCGTGTGCGGGGCACGGCTCTCCTAGATGGTTTGTACGGTCTGTGACCCGCCCTCGGCTCCACCACTCAGCTCGAGGCGAGACAACACGGTTTGGACTCCTGGCGGGGCGCCACCCGGAGCACCACCCGGGGCACCGCCACCACCACCTCCGCCACCAAAGAGGGCAGCGAGCGGATCTTCTTGACCCTGACCCAAGAACTGCTCCTCCTCGGGTGAGAGCTGGGGATCTTCCGGCGTGTAGAACTTCTCGAGGATCTCCTCGACCTTCTCGGGGTTCTTATACAACTCGACGAGGGCGAGGCGGGCCTTCATCACCTCCGGGTTGGGTGGTGCCAGGGGGTCTTGGGGCTGAGCTGCGGCGGCTTCGATGATCCGGTACAGGGCCTTCTCGGCCTTCTCCTTGCGGATGCGCTTACGCACCCCAGGGATGTCGTCGAGCCCGTCGAGGTTCTCTTGGATGGTGAGCGTGTCGAGGATCTCGGCACCGAGGAGCTGGATGCCGGTGACCAGCTTCGACGGCTCGTCCCACCCGGCCATCACCCCATAGACCCGCCTGGTGCGCCACTTGCCGTTGACGTCGATCGCCGGGTCATAGGTCTCTGTCCACGACTTGCCGTCAACGTCGCCAAGCACCGGCTTGGTCATTCCGCCGTAGTTCATCTCGTCCCACTGGAGACGTGTGCGGTCGAGATCCTGCATGGCATATCGCAGGGTGGTCTGGTACTCCTTGACCTCATTGGACATGGACAGCCCCAGAGCCTCAATGCCACGCCCGGTGGCGAAGTCGATCGGTGACTCTGAGTCGTCCTGCACCGAGTAGCCCGAACCGATGCGCAACTGACGCTCCACCCGGTCGATCTGCTGGAACAACTGGTACGGGAGGTTGTTCTGTGGCCTCGAGACCGTCGAGCCCGGGGCCATGATGTTGACCTCGCCCCGGCCTTTGCGGTACTCACCGGAGAGCACCTCGCCCTCGACGTTGGTTTCGACGAATACCCCGTCCTCGAGCGCAACGATGCCGAGAATGGTCATCTTGACGAAAGCGACCAGGAGCCCGATGAGGTGGTCGTAGTGCCCGGAAAGCTGGTTGAAGCTGAACCGGCGGGGAATGACGAAAGGCACCGTCCCTCGCAGCGGGTTGGGAACGTAATCGACAACGAGGCCACGCTCGGGGATCACCGTGTAGGTGCCGGTGAGGTCCATGTACTCGGCGACCTCGAGCCCGTCCTCCTGAGACGAGTTGCTTTCCCACCCTCGCCCCTGTGAGCCAAGGATCACCCCACCCCGCCAGGTTCGCTGACCTTGACCCCTGCGGGCCGGTGGGTTGATCCTGTCCTTGAACCTGGGGTACTGACTAGCGAGCACCTCGGGGGGCACCATGCGGATCACGGCCAGCTCCTGGGGGCGTTGAGTCGGGCCCCAGTAGCCCGGATAGCAGTCGAATGGGTCGCGCAGCTCCGCGAGGGGGTACAGGTAGCCCTCGTCGGAGAGGTGGTCGCGCACCATCCACACCGAGAACCCGTAGCCAAGCATCCACCGTGACACTTGGGGGAGCTGGAGCTCGAGGCGCTGCTCCTCGTCGTAGCCTTCGATGATCCGCTCGCGCAGCTCTGCGTTCTCCATTGCGGCTTCGGACTCTGACTCACGCGAAACCGCCGGCACCTTGAGGGTTGGGGCCCGGCCGATCTTCTGAGCGAGGGTCGACATGCCGCGCATCATCAGGTTGGGGAGCGGGATGTCGTGGAACTCGAGGCTGGCGTCGGGACCGAGGAGCTCAGCGACCGCGGCCTCGCCACCGTCGTGGCGGACGGCGTCGGCGAGACCGACGATGAGGTTCTGTTTGACGAGTAGCGGACTCACGTTTTACCCCACGGGATCTTGGTTCCGTACGTTTCCATATCGTATCCGGCAAAGCTCGGTTTGTAGCCCCACACGACGGTCGCTGACTGCTGGGCCCGCAGGGATCGTATCGTCGCCCACGGGAACCAGGATGCCATGACGAGGTCTGAGCGGTATCCACGGCCTTTGCCGGTCTTGGCAACCTGATCGGCGGAGAACCCCAGGAGCTGCTGGCGGTACAGGTCGACTTTCTGGATCGCCTCGGCGTCTCCGTAGGGCAGATTCATCTTGTGGTTCTCGAAACGGATCGCATATTGGGAGACCCCGAACGCCGGGTCGTGCTTGTTGTTCCCGACGTTGTGGCCCTGGATCAGGATGCTGTTGTCGGCAGCGAAGTTGCGTATCCAGTCGTCGTCGATGTAGACGGCCTGGATGTTGGCCGACTCGATGCGCCACACCGCCACCTCGTACTGCTCGTGCCAGCGTTCAATGGTGGCTCGAG